TTCTCATTTCCTTCGGTTATATTAAAAAGAGTATCTGCACCAACAGCTACATTAGAATCACCAGTAGTGATGCTTCGCATTACCGCAAATCCAATTCCAGTATTACGTTCTGCCGCACCAACATTACCAGAACCCATTGCTTCTTGACCAAAAATCGTGTTATGATCTGCTCCTACATTACCTGACTGTTGCCAAGCAGTATGTCCAAATATTGTATTGCCTGTGTTGCCACCATCATTATTCGATAGTGAGATAACGGAGTTGCTGTCTAAAATAATTCTTTTTGTATTAGTACCAGCTACCTTTACATAAAAGTTATCTGCACCATGGTCATATCCTACTCTTCCTTGTTGGTTTCCACCATCATCTCCAAAGTGAATGATTCCGTGACTTGTATTTCCACTTAAAATATTGATACCAGCTAAACCGCTATTCTCAATAGTTAACTGTGCTTCAGAAGTGGCAGTTATTGATCCAGCACTTGCTTGTAAAATGTGAAGCTTCGTGTCTGGATTATCTTGATTTATACCAACATTTCCTCCAAATTTCAGAGTAAGTATTTTATCTGAACCAGCAAAGCTATTTCCTGTGGTTGCATCATCAACATAAAAGTCTACTCTGTCATTTGCCCCATCAGCGTACATTGCAAACTTTCCAGAATTGTTTATTAATTGCAATCCAGAATCTGCACTTCCAGAGTCGTGGACAACTAAACCAGCAGGAACACCATCTAATGAACTATTTGTACCTTTAATTTCTAAGTTAGATATCGGAGAGCTACTTCCTATACCAACAGATGAAGAAAAAGTAGCTGAACTATCATTAGAAAGAGTTAATATTGAATGTTGAGTACCATCACTTGCTTCTGTATGAAATTTTATATCACCACCGTGCCTTAAACTTCTTATGTTTAAGTCACCAGTGTTTAAATGGTCAAGGTATGAGTTACCGCCATCGTGATATATTTGTATATCTTCACTTGCACCAAGTTTTAAAACACCACCAGAACCACTTGCATCTGATAAAGTTAAATGACCAGAAAAAGTAGCATCACCAGAAGGTACAATTACGAGTGCATCATTATAACCATTATTTTCCAAAACAGAAAACGTCAAAGACGCATCCATATTTGCACCAGTAGAAAAGTCTGCTTCTTTTTTAGCAGTTATCTTTGCACCACCTCTAATATTTGAACCATCTCCTAAATTAAGACGTAAGGCGGCTGTTTCATTTACAGATGAACTGCCACCAGTAACATTGTTAAGTGCTATATAAGCATCACCATCTACACTTTGTGAAAAAGTAGCCGATTGATCTGAACCTATGGTGAGTGCAACAGCGTTATTTACAAAAAAATCTAAACTGTCATCTGCATGGTCGTAATCTATTGCACCTATTTCTTCATTATCATTATCTCCAAACCACAGTCTGCTATTTTTAGTATTTAGAGCTTTTATTAGTATGCCTGTATCAGCATTTGTGCTTTCAAATAATGCTTTAACATCACTTCCTGACGATTCACAATGAATAAGTCTTTCTGGACTTGACGTTCCTATGCCAACCCTTGAGTTAGTTGTATCTACAACAAATACATCACCCCCATCACCATTAGCTCTCACCAATAAGGCTTCTGTGCTAGTGACATCTATTACTTGTGTACCTTCTATTATCTCATCAAATGATAATGATCCACCACCATCTACCTGGAGATCACCATTGATGACCAAGTCTCCTGTGATCGTACCGCCAGAAGAAATTTGCGCTGATGTGTTGCTAATTAAATTTTTAAAAGATGCCATGCTACGCTCCTATGCTAGTACGATGCGCACAGTTGATGTCGCACCTTTGCCGAGTAAGTGTAAAAAAACCGCTGAACCAATACCATGAGGTACATTAAGTTCGTATATGGTGTCTCCGCCCGCTAAATACAGGCTATTTGACGCGTTTATCATATCACTGGCACTACTACTGAATCCATAATAAATATCGCTACTAGGCTGTAATATGACGCTGTGTACCGAGCTTACATCTAGATTATATTCTGAGCCTGTGGCAACACTTTGCGCGGATTGTACTGAATGATTTGCAGAACTGCTGATATTCAGTGATTCAACCACTGAATGTTTGGATAGATCAGCCATCTTGTTTCTCCTTTCTGAATGCCTTACCGAGCGTGACTTGTCTCATGGGCATTTCGGTTATTCTATGATGTTTTGTTCTCTTAAACTTGCATCACTTATTGTTTTCATATGAATAATTGGACTTGCTATCAACTTGCGAACTTTTATAGAACTGCATTTTGGGCAAGTAATTTTATCATCCTTGGACCATAATTGTTCCCACTTATAGTTGCAACGATGACAAAGAAAATCGTTTGTTTTCATTTTTTCTTTTTCAAACTTATCTTTCTCTTTGGCTTTTTTACTTCACCTTTTTCATTGCAAGGTTCACAGCCATCTTTGATGTATGCATCAATCTGTTCTTTACTAATTGAATCTAGCTTACCAAAAACTGATCCATCTTTTCTTTTAAAATATTTCATTTTATCTCCTTAAAACTGGGTGGGCCATAAGACCCACCCAATTATTATTCCTTACGGATTGTTGAAGTTTACAACTCCAAGTGACGTGCTAGAAGCACCATGTGACAACGATGCGCCAAACAAAATGTCGGCAACCACGCTGGTCGCCAGGTGGTCAATGTCGTAGGCCGACTGCACCCTTGGTGCAATCTGCATAGCCATGTACACTGCTTCTTTTTTGAATATGGACGCTGTTTCATCTCCACTTCCACCATCATCATCCCAATCTGTACTAATGAAAGTTGGCATTCCATAAATCATGCCTACGCCACCAGATACGTTAGGATTCTGCTCATCACCTCTACGAGATGAATCGAAGAAGTCTTGAAGACCTAACAATCCCATATATGCAGCAGGAGAAGCATACAAGTATGTTTCACCATCAGCATAATCAAAACCTGCGTCAAGCAGTTTTTGTAAACCACTACGTAACAACGCAGAGGTTATGGTATTATCACTTGATAAACTTACATCATTACCAGTTGCAGACTGAAGTACGTCTACTGCCAAGTAGTTTTCAACCTTCTTAGCTAATGCATAACCCATAGATTGCGCATATGCTCCAAAGAGGTTTGCTGACTCCTGGACTCTGACAATATCTTCTATTCTCTTCGCTTCATAATGATGTTGATCAACAGTAATGGTGACCTCACCATCAGTGTTGTTTTGATACGTTACCGCACTTCCTGCGGATTTTGCAGCAGCAGTTTCCTCTGTTACCTTTGGTATATGAAGCACATCTCCAGAAGGTAGCTCAGAAGAAAAATCCATCACTTGATTACGCAACTCAAACTTACGTTCTGCATAATCCAGAATAGCGTCACGCCATAGCTCTGGGATGAATACTGCCGCGGTAGTGGTTGTTACATTACCATCAGCCATTTTTTATTCCTTTTTTAAGTTCCTTTGCGTTTATAGGATTCCAGTATGTTGCTCCAATTCATGCGCCTGTCTTCGTCTTTTATCTTTCTTAACTCTACATTACCATCATTTACTGGCGCAGATGGTGCGCTGGAAACCGCAACGCGTTGTGTTCTAAGTTTCTTTACTACAGCACGCAATGCTTCTATGGGTAACTCCCCAAATGTTGCGTGTTCGTCCTCTGGTATCTCATTTAGAAGTTCAGCGCGAAGCGATGCTTCTTGCTTGGTAGCTCTTTCAACAATGGGTTCGAGTTCTGCGAGCTTGGATGCACGCTCCTCGGCAAGATTCTTCCATTGTTCCTGCTCTTCCATTTGAGATATTCGAGTATCCTCGATTTCTTTGCGGAGCTTAGAGAGTTCTGTTTCCGCTGCTTGTGCGCGTCCACGATACTTTTTTGACTCTGCAATCAGATTACCAACTTCGAGTTGCTGTTGGTCCTGTTCTTGGGTTTGTTCTGGTCCTACAGGATCAACTGTAGGTTCAGGCACTGACTGTGCAACTTGTGTTTGTTCTTCGGACATACTGTCACTCCTATATGTTTACTTTAACGTGTGTCTTGCTCATACGTGATAGGTTCTTGCCAATTATATTGGCGAAGTCTTTGACGATACCTTCTTCTACTTTATCGCCTAATTCTTGATTTTCAGCAATGGAACGCTTTGGTAATCCTGTTTCTGGAACACCTGTATTATGCTGCATCATTTTCGTTCCTTGCTTATTCTTTTTAATACCATATAAAAACTGTATTTCTTGGTTCTTTTTTACTTTTGTGCGTTGCACACCAAACGCATTTAACATTTTACCAGTTAGTTTTAAATTAACGCTATCTCTACTAACGCCTTTGCGCTTTGCATATTTAGGTGAATATTTCTCAAATGGTTTGTTGGAAAAATCTTTTCCACTAGCAATTTGTTGTTTAGTACGCCTAACCGTATTCTCTGCCATCTTTTTTACGTCAGGCTCTCTAAACTTTAATATGTCTTGTAGCTTAAACATCAACAGGACTCCAGTAATGCCTGCATCGATGCCCACCACCATGTTCAAATCCATCTGATTTTACTTGTCTTATCTCATTAATAGTAAGTGGATCACTAGATAAGTATGTTCTGCATACAGGACGATTTTTTTCGTCATCTGGTCCAATGTATCTATATAGCGTATCTTCTGGTAAATCCATAGCCATCGCTCCAATCACTGCACGTCTATAATCACCCAGCATTGTGTAGATTATATTTTCTACTCGTGGCGTGTTTGTGCGAACCGCGTTACGCATAATATTTTTTAATTCAACACCTTTGAGTCCACTGTTTACGCCAGCTATCATTGCATTCTGCATCGCATTACTCACTTGCCTGGTGACACCTTCAATACCTTGGCGTTGGAGAGTCTGGAGAGCCACGAGTTGTACCTCGCTTGTACGCCCAAAACTCGGCAAATCAACAAGAATATCCTCCGTAGTAGCCATGAAGGAGTTGATTGCGGTAGAGAAGCGTAGCTCCTCAACAAAATAGGTCGCAAAGTCAATTGCAGCGATAACTCCCAGTATTTCAGTTGTAGATAAACCTTCTTCTTCAAGTTGTTCAACATCCTGTTGAAATCCATTGATGGCATCTTCAATACTATTTTCATACGAATTAACTGTCTGGTCTATTGTTGGCATTTAGAATATTTAATAATCTGTTCTGTGGTGCAGGTTCTTCAACTTCAGCCTGTTGTGCTTCAAACCTAGCTCTATCATCTGGACTTGCGTCAGGATTGTGGTAATCAAACCAATCCATCGGTGTACTAAGCTGCCTGTCAAATCTCCAACTCCACAGCATAATTTCCGCTTCTGGAGTCAATGCATAGTTCGGCTCTAGGAAGTCAACGCTGTATTCGTCACCTACGTTAACATTTGCTTCTATTTCAATAATTCTTTTGTCTACTTGATACCTGCGCTGTTCCCAAGGCCGCCATGTGTCTTCAGTCATTGCACTGCGCTCGTCCATGTTTTCCATTTCTAGTATGGATAAACTTGCTGCGCTTGGTGCGTTGCCTGAGTCATCTCTAGCGTATTTGGCGCGGATATGGTTGTTGTTCAATGTGGTTTCTACTAAGAATCTAGTCGAATCCACTATGTCGTTGAGATTCCCGCCACTTGAGGTAACACCAAAGTTTGCCTGTTCTGGCAGGTATAATATCTTATCTGTGCCAATCGATATGCGTGATGGGTCATCAACACCGCTAATAAACTTAATTCCGAGACAGCCATAGCGTATCGCAAGATTTAGCTCCAACAATGCAACATTCACTGCAAGATCGGTTTGAGCCACGTCCATTGCGTTGCCTACGTGGTAGTCTCGGATTGGTGGATAGCGATGACAAAAGGTTACTGGCAACATGCCATATGGATTGATGTCGTTTTCGTTGACACTCATCACTTTACCTTCTTCATCAACAAGGAAATGTCTTCCTGGTACACCGTAGCGTTCCTCAGTCCAAACCGCGTGCATCACATTAGATGATCTTGCATTGCCTTGGTTTTCAATTGGATACATAACTCCAATCGGTTTCTCTCTTGAGTCACCTGCCAAGAATAGCGGTGTGAAATGAGAAAGGATTTCATACTCAATCTTTTGCTCTACCTCATTCCACTTACTCCTAAATGCCATTGTACCAAGCAGAAATGTCAAACGCTCTAGTATCCTGCGCTGCGCATTCAGTCCATGTTTGTCTATAATAGACAAGTAGGATTCGCTAGTACGCATGCGCGGTGGGCGTTTGTATGTCATCGAACGTAGACTGCAAACACGTCTGGTGAGATTATTTTGCGGGATGACTGTCTGGCGCAATGTTTCTGGGCCAAAGTAATCGCTCACATAGTGTTCTAGATTGATGCCTTCATAGAAGTCCATCAAATAGTCACGTTCGCGAGTACGCTCATCCTCGATATATTTTAACTGTTCTTGTAATGCGCTAACTATCGCGCCTTCGGATTGATCTTGAATTGTAAGCATATCTACCTTAAAAGAAATCGATGACACCAGCGTGTCGGTTTTTCATTGGAAATAAGTTTGTCAACAGAAAACGTAATGCATCACATGCATGATCAAACTTACCATCTTTTTTTGGTTCGTGACGTAAGGTTTGATCTTCGCGATGTTCTGGATAGTGATAATTTTCGTACGCTTCGATGCTTTTTTCGCATTTTGGGTGAATAAATAAGTGTGGATCGCCATTTGCATCCTCAAACCATCTGCGTACGTGAGATACGCCAGATACTACGTTTCTGGTCACTGCATCGCGTTTTATATTTACGCGAAGTCCTTGATTGGCAAATACCTGTATATCACTAATTCCTGACTGTAAATTTGTACCACTTCCCGCAGGATCGCCCCAAATACCAGTATATTCGTAGCCAAGCGACTTTAATTTGTTCGCAAACTCTTCTGTGCGCGTGTTTTGCAGGTTTACCTCGTCAATTTGATGCACATCAGCAAAATTCTTCTCTTTATTGTGTAACTGGACAATATTTGCGTGACTGTGGCGATAACCAAAGTCTAAACCAACATATACTGGTTTAGATGGGTCGTATTGTACGTCTTCTCGGACCTGCGTGGTTCGATCTAAAGGAAACACCTTACCCGCATAGCTCTGGAACTCGCAGAGAATCTCCTGGAGATAGGTTTCCTTGGTCAGTGTGCGCTTTAATTCTTCGTGATCATCCTTGAAGTATGGTGACAAGGTACTGGGAAAACGCCAAGATTCCCAATCTGGGTGTTCTTCGCTTTTTCCAAACTCGTATAGCTTGTGTAAATAGTTGAATCCGCGTGGAGTGGAGCAGAATAACGCCCATCCTTGTCTGTCGGATAGCGTTGGGCGCAGGTACATCTCAAATGTGTTTCTAGGTATCAAAGCCATTTCATCGCATACCAAGTAGTCAATTCCTTCTCCAATCAATGAATCTGATGCGTCCGCTGATTTTACAACTAGCTCGCTTTGTAAGCCTGCGAGTTTCATGTAGTACAGGTCACCAGATATTTCTTTTTTACTTTCAAGTGGCAGTTTAAGCTCTGTCATCACTACGCGTTTTACCTCACGCGCTATCTTATTAGCAAGTGAGTAGTTTGGCCCTACGATCCAGCCACGCGTTCTGGGCGTAAGCAACCAGGGCAGGATTTCGTGCGCTGCCATAAAGGATTTGCCACTGCGTCTACCCATGAGACAGACACGCCAACGCTTATTACTATTATGAACTTGCAGTTGTTGTGGAGTCGGGTGATACCCCAAAAGACTCCAGAGCTTTTGCTTGTTCAGTATTTGCTTTATCAATTGGATTATCCTCAAACCCGCACTGCTGTAACACAGTTTGCAGGTTACCAGTCATGTCAACAGCGGTCTTATCACTCATACCAAGGTAGTTTTTAGCCATAAATATCTGCATTGCGATTGCGTTGTTTTCGATTGCGCTTACCCACATGGCGCGTCTGAGTTTAAACTTCATCTCTTCGCGACCTGCTTCGTACTGTGGTTTAAAGTTTTGGCGTATATATGCTTCAGAAACTTCAAAGTATTTGCCGATTTCGGCAAAATCACATCCAAATGATGCAAGCATTCTTACTTTATCTTTATCTACTTTACTTTTCATCAATATTAGCCTGTTCGATGACATTCTTTATTTTTATTAGTGTTCTGCGCCAGTATTCTTTTACACTGGACTCAGTTATTTCCATTTCCTTTGCTATGCTAACAAAGGTGTGGCCGAGTGTGCGCTGTTTGAACACGCGGAGTTCCTGTGGAGACATAAGATCATAGAACTTATGTGCGCTAATTTGCAGGTTGCGCAGGTGTGGTTCAATCAGTCCGCTTCGGAATACTAGCATGTGGAGGTGGTAGCGGTCTGCGCGGTCGATGGCGTGCAGCCATTTGTCTGTATTTTCATCAGTTAGATTCGACCAAACCTCTTCCATTATCTGAATTTAAGCATAAGGTGTTGACAAAAACGAAAGTAAAAATTTTAAGACGCGGTAAGTGGGGCAAATGCCTTGCTGCCTTGGTATACCCAAAAAGTTATACATAATGTATGTTATATGCAATTTTTTTGAGGTGTAACATTTTGATATATCTAGCAATATCAACAGTTAGAAATTTACGCGGGTTTTATGCGGTATGATTTGCGCGGGTTTTGTGTCATTGTGGCGTAGTTCGTGTTACTTTCTTTTTGTTTTACTTGGATAGATAATTTTTATTTTTAATGGTGTTGACACATATATATATATAAACTAAATTTATGAGCGCATTGAGAGAGCGCAATTAACTAAACAACAAAAGAGAGAGTAAAACAATGGACACAAAAGAATATTATGATTTATTATTAGAATATGAAATTGCAACTGAGCAAGAAATTAATTTAGTGGTCAATATTAATGGTTGGTCTAATGATACGTTGGATTCAATAGTTTATGCGAGAACAGGATATCGAGATTTTGAACAGTATTATAAATGTGAATTAATCTATAACTAAACAACAAAAGAGAGAGTGTAATAATGCAACAAGACAAATATAAAAATATAGACTTTCACGCGGGCGTTAAAGTTAATAAAAATGGTTCTTTGACAATGTATGCAACAATATATAATACAGATTTGTTTAAAATGACTTATTATGATTATGATATTGAAACCGCTAGAAGTCTATTTAAAAAAGAATGTATAAAAGAGAGAGATCAATATTTTACAAATATAGATTAAGTTTAGTAAAAAATATTTAAAAATTATACATATTCTTTATTAATTAAAGATTTTAAACCACAACTAACAAAAGAAATAGAAAATGCAAGTAAAAATTAGACAATCAACATTTGATTCATTATTTAAAAATGTTTTATCTGTTAATTATTGCCATAATTGGAAAAGTAAAACAATTAAAGATAATTGTTTAAATCCATTGATTGTTTTTAAAACAAAAAAAATTAAAAAGTTATTAAAAATTTGTAATGAATTTGTATCAAATTTTAATCATTTACCATTAGATGATAATTATCCTTTAGAGGTTGGCGCAATAAAAGGATTTATTATACAATGTGAGACAAAAATTAAACATGAAAAAAAGGAGAGTAACAATGTATTATAAAGAGAGAGAAATAAAAGAATATATTTTAGATTATTTATATGATAATGAATCATATCTAAAAAATAATAATTATGATTTACATGAATTGCATAATGAGATTTTTAACACTGATTATTATTTAATTGGTTATTACAATTGTGAGCAGTGGTTAAAAGGCCATGCTTTTGAATGTATGGATATTATAAAAGAATATGAAGAGTTTAATTTCGGTGAATTATACACAGATTTAACAAACTCTGAAAAAGTTGTTAATATGTATGTTTATATAATAGGTGAAGAATTATTGTATAACATGGAAAAGGAACTAAAAAAGAGAGGTTAAAAAATGATAAAAGAAAGCAAAATTACAAGAATATTTAAACATATTCAAAACACGCCTAAATTAACTTATAAAGAGTTAATTACATTCATATGTAATATGAACGGGCGCGAATATCAAAACGGGTATTATAGCACTATTTTAACAAACTTACGCCACCGCGGGCGGTTTTACACTAATAAACAAGGCTATGTAAAATTGACCGCGCTTGGTAAAAAAATGATAAATACGCCATGCGCGAAAACACCGCAAGAAAAGAAAGAGGACATGGAAAGAAGAATATATTATAAAATTAGGCGCGAAGTTGAAAATCATTTGAGAAAAGAAGAAAAAAGAAACGTGCAATGGAACTTGGAAAAAATAGAGGAACGCGGACACGTTGAAACCATTGGCGAACTCATTTATTTTTTAAAGAGTTTTGATTCTTATGACAAAATAGAACTTTCAGTTGATGAAGAGGGCAACGCGTTTGGTAAAATACATTGGCAAGTATTTTATGATAAGTTAGACGGTTGGCAAAATAAAGTAACTTTAGTTCCATTAGTTAGGTATTAAACCATACTGATGAGCGCGGACGGTTACCGCGCGAAATCCCGCGTATTTGCGCGGGATATATGGAAACCATAAACAACAAAAAAAGAGAGGTTAAAATATGTTTGTATTAGTTGTTTTACATGATAGTACAGACCCTTGGACATATGGCCCGTATAACACCATAAACCAAGCGCAAAAAGCAAAAAAAGACTACCAAAGCACTTGGACTCATAGAGATTGGGACGCAATGAGCGTAGAGATATGCGAACTAAAAAAGAGAGGTTAATGAATGATAAGTAAAATACTTACCGTATATGTCAAAATATGCGCGATAATTTGGATAATACGCGCATGTTTTGGTTTTTAATTTATGTCACTTTTGGCATACTTTTTATTTTATGGTATGAATTAGAATAAACCAAAAACCAACAAATTAACCCGCATTTATGCGGGTTTTTTTGTGTCTAAAATTGGTACAAATTTCACTGTCAAAATTTTTACTATACATAACATTTTTTACGCGCAATTTTTTAAATGAGCTTTTTTTATCGATTTTTTGGCGCAAATATGGAAAAATATCTCAAAATTATATTATACTGGCAGGGTTAATTATATTAATGGGCCAGGGTTATTTTTTCTTTAGCATTCGGTTGCGCCACGCCAATTTGTCACGCGTCCACATGCGCAACCAACACCGATCTAAATTGCAAACTCTAGTGTCTTCGTACCACTCCAAAACCAGCGCGCAACGCTCACCATCACTGGCAATTTGTACAAATTCGCAGGACTTGTCTTCTTTTTTAGAAAGTGAGCATTTTTGAGCTAAAATCACCTGCGCACCTAGGAAGGAGAATATAGAGAATATGGAGAATATGACTCTCTCTCTCCTCTATAACTACAGTTTTCCATATTCTCTTTTTTTACTCCCAAGGAGAATTTGAAATGCTCCAAATTCTCCAAATTCTCCAAATTCTCCATTCTCTCTGCACGCGCCTATTCGCTCAAACCATCTAGTTCAGTCTCTAATTTGACGTATTGACCATGACCAATCTTACTAATTAAGCCTTGTTTTATCATACGTTCCAACCAATTAGACACTGCGTTATTACTACTCATTCCAACTATGGATTCCAGCGCAGCCTTAAACATTTCTCTGCTAAAGTTATGCCCTTCTGTCGCAATCGACTGCAAGACTTTTTCTTCCACCGACTCTTTCGGATCAGTATACCAAAACATTTCATTCTTTGGAAGCGGCTTCAAATACTCAAAGTACAATGGCCCATCATTAACATTATGCAACTTGACTCCAACTGGCACTCCATGAAGATCATTCTGACTGCGCACCTTCGTAATCTTCATTACCTTCAATCCAGGTAAACGCTGACTACTAGCAAGTTGCACAATCCCATCCAAGTGATTCGTATACGCACTACCGCCCAACATCATACTGACATCAAGTGGACTCGCTTCACCCAGCTTCTTATGATGCGACACAATCAAAATCGCAACCTTATGCTTATTCTTTAAATTTACCATCGTCCGCAACAAATCCATCACATCATCATTTTTGCTTACATTCTTATTAGTACTCGTATACAAATTATCTACCACCAACACTTCGCATGGGTCAAACGTCAAATTTGCGTCCATTTCTTCCCACTTATCGGTAAACACATTGTCTTGCCCACTGCTCAAAATACTAAGATTCTGCTCAAACCGTTCTGCTTCTACTGGATACTTGTCAACAAAATGCATTGCGGTCCGCTCAATCAACTGCTTAAAACTCTCGTCTTTCAACTCAAACTGTACATGCATAACCTTCCTTGCCTTTGGTATCCTAAACCCTAGGAACGGCACACCTAACGCCAAACACGTAGACAACTGCAAGCTCATCACCGACTTACCCACGTTCGTACCGCCTGCAAGGCCCATAATATCCTTCTCAAAGAACAAGTCATCAATGATAGGCTCTGGCATTTTTACAAAGGTTTTAGCAAACTGCGAAGGACTGAAACTGCGCATTCCGCCAATGTCCTCTGGTTTATCACCAAACCGCACACAGCACGCCAACAACTGATCCAAACTATGACCATCACTAAACCAGTCAGTAAGATCATACCTGGAAGGCTTATCTTCCCACTTCATCACATAAAGCTCTACCTTATGCGCAAATAGCCTTTTTGCCAGTTTTTGCGCACCTAGCTCGCCTTTTTCGTCATTATCGTACACGATGTATACCTTATTATATCTAGATGGCAAGGTTATTTTAGCAGGCAGCGCACCCGCACCTGACGTAAATGTCAAGGCGGATGCGCCATTGCAGTATGCGGTGACAACGTCCTTTTCACCTTCGCAGATCACAAGGCTGGAGAGAGATAGATGCGGAGTATCAAACACCTTGCATTCTGCGTCACCAAACTGCGGTCCTTTATGAAATTTTACATGATTCTCATTAATCTGAAACACCAACTGCGCATTCTTCTTTTCATCGCGCCTGACACCTATTGACAGGTCCAGACACTTGTCATTCCAAGGCAACTCAAGCTCATCTATAGCCTTTTGCCAATGGGTAACAAACGTAGCACGGGCCTGTGAATATCCGCTCTTTTTGACCTCTTTTGACTCAACTTTAACCTTGGTGTTGGTCAGTTTATATTCTACCCGCGGGGTTTTTATCTTCTCTTCGCTGAAATCCCAACTAAACTGGCACTTGTGGCAGTAAGCGTACTCACCATTAATCTGCACTGTGCCTTGCTTACGTGATGTAGCATCGTCACACTCAGGACACCAAGCGCGCTTACCATTGTGAGTTATTCTAGAGAAGACATTCGATGCACTCCTCAAAACTTCCTACGTAGGTTATACAGCGCACACAAATGACGAAACGCCTGCGCACCCGCATCCAACTTATCACGATCAATGACATGTTTATGAAACTTTCCATCTTCTTTACCAAAGCGCATAATAATACCATACTTAACATCTGCTCTAGGCTGCGCAGCTTCGTACATCATCGTGTACGCACCTAATTGGATCATCATTTCTGGGTATGGCCCACCTTTACTGGTTTTCCAGTCTACCACCACAAGTTCGTCATCTATCTTGCCAATACAGTCCACTGTACCGCCAACGCGTAACTCTTCATTCACCAGCGCAAGCTCGGCAGCAAGTACCTTAAAGTTTGCCTTATCATACCATGTTTTAAATCCAAAGAATGCTTTTAATGCCCGCTCTTCCTGGTTAGGTGTATAATCCCGCGTATCTACATCAAAACCTTGAAGATAACCTTGTATAAGGATATGTGTTAATGTGCCTTCGTGGCCCGCTTCTCGCATGACTGCATCCGCATCTTCGCCCTGCGCAGTAACACGCTTGGCCCATGCAATCAGCGTATTCTTATTCCATCCTAACTGGTTGTTAATAATGGTGGTCACACTTGCCGCGCGCTTACCGTCTTTTAGCACGTAGTTCTGACCATGTAACTTTGTTTTACTCATCGATGTATCTCTCCTTTAATTCAGTTAGTATTAAAAACGCAACTCCAAATGCCAATGCCCAGAACAACAGTCCCAAACCTAACACTAGTATATTTGCTACCCACTCTGCTATGTCGAACATGATCATAGTAACTCCTTTTCTTTTATGATTGTGGCAACTGCCTGTACAACATCCACCGTCACTGCGTTGCCTGCCTGCTTATATCTTTGTGTGTCGCTAATCTCCACTACTTTATCATCTATAATACCGTATTCATTATGATTATCAGCAAAACCTTGCAATCTCATACACTCAACTGGTGTTAGTCTGCGAATGCTTGTGTTAATTTTTACTCCATGCTGATCTTGTTTCGTTAACGTAAACATATCCTCACCATCTTCTTCAAATCTTCTACCATTTTGTTTTTTTTCTGCACGATTTGGAGTTAATACTGGTTGGACTTGATACAACCCAGTTTTATTATCGTTATTACCACCATCGCCCGCCAATGTTTTAGCAATACCTTTATCACTATAAACTCTAGAATTAAAATCGTAAGAATCTTGATTGCGTTCTAATGTATGTACTTGATACAATCCAGTTTTCGCTCCCATACCGCCACCATCCTTAATAGTTCTTGATATTCCATTAGCATCATATACTCGTGTGGCTTCGCTATCTTTTCCTATTGTGCCGATTTGATTTAATTCTGCAATCATTGTCATTTCTCTGTAGTTTCCACCAGAGTGACCTAAGTGTTGGAGTGTATTTGCGACTTTTGTATTCCTGTGGTCATTGCTTTGACTTGGTTCTCCGATAGGAAATACTTGTGGTCCACCTCGGTTTCCAATATATCCGACAATGTATATCCGCTCTCTATTTTGGGGTTTCCACCAGCGAGTATTAAGTAATTGGAACTCAACGGTATACCCAAGGTTATCAAGAACTCTGTAGATTGTAGCAAATGTTCGTCCATTGTCGTGAGAAAGTAAGCCTTTAACATTTTCGAGTAAAAAACAGGAGATTGGCTTTCCAACGTCTCGGTAATGTCGGAGAATCCTTGCGATTTCAAAAAATAAAGTACCTCTGGTGTCATCAAATCCGAGTCGCTTTCCAGCCACGCTAAATGCTTGGCATGGAAATCCTCCACAAAGGATGTCAATGTTATCTGGTGTATCTCTTCCTGGTTGAATAGTTGTAATGTCACCGAGTTCCTCACTTTCTTTATAATTATATTTATACACCGCACTGGCATATTTGTCTATCTCGCTAAAACCTACCCAATCAAACTGGTAGCCTGCGCGCCTAAAACCTTCGTGGAATCCACCGATACCACTGAATAAATCGAGCATGTTTAAACCCGACATGGTAGCGTACACCAAGCCAATGTCATCCTTTTTCTATGCATTCGCACTTTTGTCGGGTTTGCATTTTTTACAAATCTTTCTCGGTTTTCCATAGCTTACAAAATCTTCATAATATTCAGTGCGATTATGCCAGTTGACTCTGGATGGTTCATAACACCGCCTACACTCTGTACAATAAAAAATAGTCTTATCTGCAAGTTCCGCATCTAAATTCTTCTTGTGACGTAGTTTTTTAATTGGCCTACTTTTACGTCTACCAAATACAATAAAGTTATTCATCGATTAATTCCTTTACTTTTTCAGTAATGTCATTCTCTTTGCCTTGTCCATCTATATATGCAGCAAAAAACACTTCTGCATTCTTTCTGCGACCCATAAATGCTTTCATATCCTTGCACAAATCTTCAATAGTAAACGCCATAAACTGCGCGTCTTCCCACTCGTCATGCTCGTTATCATAGGCAACACTGCCTGCAAAATGTCTTTCCATTAGCTAAACTCAGGAAACCGCTCATATGAATAGAACCACTTCCTACCTTTTGTTTGATTGTTTTTACCAGTTGTCAACGCAAGACTTAGCGCATGCTTATTATCGTATGGATAGTATGCAATGATATCTTTAGGTAAAAAGTACACTGCAACTACGTCAATACGATTAGTATCTTTATACTTAGTAAGGTTTACCTCTACTGCTGTGCCACGTTTCAGTGTCATTACTGTTTTAATCTGTACCTTTTTCATACTACCGTTACCCAGCTCTACAATAAGGTCAACTTGATCAACATCTACTACTGGCGCGTAAATATTATATCCTTGGCGTATCAAATCTTTTTGCACCGCAAGCTCGCCAAGTGCGCCTTTATTTAGACTATGCAAAAAGCAACTCCATAGGTTGTAGCTGACTTTGCTCCAGTATATATTTTGCACCGTAACCCATATCTTGTATATTAACTTGTTGTAGTAAGTCCGCTGATTGCACACCACCAAGTATTGTGAAGCGTGGAAATGATGCATGTACCAGTATAAAAACATCACAATCGCTTGGGTTTTTTTTGGTCTTAGCTTGTAAGTATCCTGGATCATAGGTGGTTGTTTTAACGTCAACCTTCTTACCTTTGACTTTAAGGTCGTAACCACTAAAATGTGGTCCAATACTGAGGTCGGGGTATCTATTAAAGTATTTACATACTGCAATCTCGCCACCTGCACCATTGATGTCAGGTTCGAGTTTGCGCGGTCCGCGTGAGATCACTCCATTGGTCTGGTTCTGAAGCATTCTCGCTGTTCCTGTCTGCACCGCTATCTGCGCCTCCAGGTAGTTCAGTGTTATTTGCATGTGGTTGTTCCTCGTAGTCTAGTGCGGCATACAGCACCATATAATTTACCACATCAAGACATCTTTGGTATGTGGTTTCATCACTATAGGTCTTGCCTGTTTTTGCATCGTTGCATAGTGCATCGACATGTTTTAAGATATACACCATCATCGCCTGCTTTGCTGTGCTTCCAAGACGCTCCGCAACGTGCTTGAAATTGTAGAATTTATCTTCGTTACTGATGGTATATTCTATTGATTTATTATCGCTGATTTCCGATGCAATATTAAAAAATTTTTTTCTAAACTTGTTGTAATCTTCGTATTTCAATTTACTCTCTCCTTTTTTATTACTTCATCATACTCATTTTGTAAAATTTGAAATGCTAGTTTAATAAATGCAATCACGCCTAATAAAGTAAATTCGTGAGTAGACTTTCCATTTTTATCCTCTAACTCAATTGGTATAATTTTTGTTTTATTTGGATATAAATCTGGATTTGCTAAACTTATTAAAAACAAAGCATGTTTTTCGCCATTGGATAAATCATCTTTTTTCACTCTTTCTCTCCTTTTTTATCTATTCTCCTTAGTATTTCATCGCAGGCATCCATGCATACGTCTAATCTTTGTTCCTCGCTTACAAGCACCTTTTTGAGCGCATTATCAACACATTCACTAACCAGTGCAACCATTGCTGCCTTTGCGTTTTGTTTCTTCATTGGATATGGCATTCTCTCTCCTTATAGTTTAGCGGGGTCACGACTATCACGATCATTAGACACGCCATCTTCGGGTTTATGGGTTTCTAAGACCCCGCTATTAAATAAATTCTTCATCCACTCATGCTTGACTATCCAAAGCCAAGGCTTTCTATCTTGGCGGACCATCACTACGTCCGCATTCTTAAAATCTAAAAATCCTGCAATCTTTTTTCTGCGCTTAACCTGCACACGAATAGTTAAGTCACCTTTAGTGGCCTTAACATCAATATCGCTCTTTTCACCAAAGCTACGACCATCACTGCCCCAACTGCGTTCGGCTATGAAGCCGAGATCGCGGAGCAATTCAACGACCTCGACTTCACCTTTGTAGCCTTTACGGGATGCGGATGAAGGCATCAGAACGGTAGCTCTTCCTCGCCTTCCGCGGTTGGCGTACTCTCAAAAACCTTTTCAGGTTCGTAGGTTTTCTTAAACTCTGCATACGCATTTTTTATTTCCTCACTAAGAGGTGCTTTTGGGCATGGTGTAACAGTGTACGTAGTGTCCATGCCATCACCACTGCGTGTAACGATCACATCATATTCTGTCAGGTTACCCCATTCAGAGTTGCGATCCAACTCTGTTAACTGCTTTTGTACAGTAGCTTGGGTCACATCCAATACTTTGATTGAATTTCCATCCCACACTGGTATCTGCCAAAAATGTTTTGGCTTCTCACCTGCGGGTGCTTCACCTGCTGTTTTGATGCGAACTGGCGTACGATCATCCTGCCAATACTGATAACCAAATACTGGTGTACCTAATATTCGGAATCTGTTTTCGCCTTTTACAAATTTCATAAAGCTACTCTCACCAGTGCTTGGCACATCGTAGGTAGGCTCTAGTAGTCCACTCATCGTTACTCCTTTATTATGTTATAGGTATATCCATGGCGATCGAGTAAGGCAAGTATTTTCTTATACGTTTTATCATCTGTATTGGCCTTGACACCGATGTCTGATTTATAGACTTTTCGCGCACCTGGAATGTATGTTTGGGATTGACCCAAGAGTTTGCGCACCTTATGTGCAAAATTTATTCTCTCTTGTTTATCTGGTATGTGTATGGTGAGGAGCATGGGCAATGCCTAATGACGTAAAAGAGAGAGAGTGTAGTTGTGAAACGTCACTTCAATCAGCACTGCCCATGATACATGACAAATATTTAATAAGGCCACTGGATAAACTCCATCTTGATGCCAAGAACTCTGGCAATCCTAACCTTATGTTCATAACGAAACTTACGCTTACCACGCATCATAAGTGAGAGCATAGATTTATCCAGCGCAATCTCGCGCGCTAATTGATTTTGTGAAAAACCACACTCTCTCATATGTTGTTGTAAATCTTTCATAAGTGTTGACAAAGTATAATAACGCTTGTCAACACTAAGCAAGAACTATTTTATATTAGAACTCTTCTTCTATGCGCATACCCACATTATATACGTCTGGCGCGACTTGCTGCATGTCTAAACTATTCTGTGCAAATCGTGCAAACATATGTTCAGATTCTGCATTTGTTCCTTCGCTGCTTTTATCACAAGAAAAAATAAAAGGAAGCATATTTCCATTTGTCATATTCCAAATATCTTCAACAACTGCATCATCGTCAAAATCTTTTTTAGAATACTCATCTGGCATAACATCTGTAGATGATAAAAAACTAAAATTTAAATTATAAATTAATCTACCACCATACACATGTTTTAAACCTGTGGCAGTATTGAAAGGAGAAAGTGATGTTGATGAACCAAATCTGCCTATATTTGTTGTCGTGCCATATCTTTGACCGCCAACAGATTGTTGAATGTTGACAGAATCAAATATTACTGATCTTGTCAAAGATAAGTCTGGAGAATGTGGCATATCATAATGTTCACCTAAAAAAATACCACCAATACTTAAATCATTAAATTCATTAAATATTCCATTTACTGCTCCGCTATTTGTTTGAGTATGTGTACCTTCAAATTGTATACCCCAATATCTCAATTGAGTTTCTGGAAACCTTACAATCGTAGTGCCATTTGATGCAGGAGTAATAGTACAGCTTTTATTGTCCGATGCAACTGCTCTTGTTTCTCCATTTACTACATTGGTTACAGTAACTCCTGACCAGTCAATATCGCTAGTATCTGCATTGCCACCATTAACAGCGGTGACATCTGAAGATTCATTACCAGCAAACAATCTTATTTTACCTTGAGATGATACGAGATTATGATTAAGAATAGCAACGAAAGATTGTTTTGGATTTGCGCTACCTAAATTAATAGTAATTAAAACACGACTGTCAACATCACCACTTGTGTCAAAAGAAACTAAATTTAAAGGTTTTCCATCAAATAATTCTGATTCTGTTCCATTTTGTAAACCTCTTGTAGCTGTTGCACCCGATCCACCTGTTGCAGTTACATCAAAATTCCCATTTTGCGCTTCACCTCTACTTAATAAATATTGTATATAATCAATGTAAAATCTTGGTGTTCTGATATTCATATTTGCCATTAGCCTACCTCACGTGCTGTTATACTCACTTTTCCTAATGAGCGTTTTAAATCTGTAATCATATAATAATCTCCCCAGTTATCTCCAAATGGTTCTATTGGCATTTCACCTGACGTATTAGAAAATTGTATTATATCTCCTGTTTCTAACATATATCCTTTTGCTGGATTAACAATATCACAACTTATTATCTTTTTAATATCACCATAAATATTCATATAATAATCGGCAAAACCATCATTCGGATTACCACCACCAACATCAGCATTACCTGCTTTGTTAACATTATAATCTAAATTAACCTGCTTAACATTCTCTTTTGCTCCAATATTTAAATTAGAACGCGTTGAGTTGGTAGAATCCTCAGATGTTACGCTACTAATGTAAGAACTTTGTGCAGGATGCTTTTCAAAGCTAATCTCCATTTTAGTTATTAATTCACTAAATGGTGTTGTAGAAATATTAATATTACTAACATCATTACCTTGTAATGTGGTAGCAACATCGCTAGAACTATATGAATTTTTTATGTACCAATATGAACCAGAACCATCGGCACGAAACTTAAATATAAAACTAAATTCGAATTGTATTTTCTCTAAAATCTTTTTTAATGAGGTTGGTTCTAAAAACCAAGATCGTATATTCCACGCGCTTGCATCAATTCTTGCATCTTCAATATCTAAATTACTATTCCAATTATAAATATTTCCATCTATATCATCATATCCAGTAAAGCGAACCAACAAATCTCTGTGTGCTTCTAATCCACATGTTGCAGTACCACTACCGCCATTGTAACTCTTTTCTAAACCATCACCACCACAATATAAAAATTCAATACTTTTTAATGCTTGATAGCCTTGATCTTTGTCAGTAAAATCTATTTCGGTAGATACAGAACTACGTATATCATATATTCTTGGAGTAAAAGTACATGTGCCTGAATCTACTCCAGAATTTGCTATTTTAACTTGTATATGTGTTAAATCACTCCAACCATTTGTACTGTCAAATGCAGATAACATACTTGCACTTGTGTCTGTAGTAACTGATACAGAGGTTGTTCCAGATGTAGTCGATTTAGATGAATTATCTGTATTGTCAAACGTATCGTTGAAACCCCAAGTCTTATTTACAAAGCTACAATCTTGCGATCCTGACTCACCTAAAGTACGTGAAATAGTCCAGGCAAACACAATGGTCATATTTACTGCATCAACTTTATGATCTGGTCTTGTCCATTTTGCTTTGTATGATCTTGTAGTAGTGCCACTTCCTGTCCTTGAAAACTGTATTTGAGTAAATGTACTGTCTTCGCTAGCTAGTGGTGTATCAATTGCATTATCACCATTAGTCCAACTATCTGTTGACACATCTTCAACAGGCTTCATCTTAAATTTTTTAGGTATCTTATGATAAGCTCGTACTGCAAAACCGTTTTTATAACTTTCATTAGCAGTATCAAAACTTGAGAAATCATCTACGTATACTGGTAAAAACCTATCTAAGTTGCGATCATAGTAATGAGGATATGCAGTGCTTAAAATACTATGTATACCAGTTAACGCGAACACCTCATCACCACGTATTTCATTTACAGGGATAGGAAATACAGTCATATTAGCTCTATAGTCTTGCGATGTGCTATTTGCAGTATAGTTACCATAAGATACTGGAAAATATTTATTAGTATCAGATGCCTTAGTTTGTGGTATTTCTATATTATCCCAAGGTGATCTCTCTACAATCATTAAATTTATTTGATTATTATTATGAGATATATCAACTAATCTACCATTATATATCTGTAAACAATTTGACAGCGTACTGTCTCCATTTAATTGGCTATATATTTTTACAGTGCGATTTAAATAGCTATTAGAACCACCAAAAATTTCAGCAGAAAAATCATCACCTTTATATTTGAAATTTGCCAACGTAATAGAAATATTTCCTGTTTTAGCAGTGCTGTTAGATAAATTGATTGAGCTTCTTATTGTTAAATTGCTATTCGTTACAACACCATGATAAAAAACATTGCCTACAGTCGTATTATTTAATGAAATAGGAGTAAAGTTACTTTCATCTCCATAATATAATTGTATAATCCAATTTTCAACAATGTTACTTGCTTTTGATGCTGCACTGTAAACTGCGGGTAATGTTAAGCTCACGCAAGATTCCGATTCGTTGCTTTGTTAATTGCAGGTATGATGTGATCTATAACTGTTTCATCAACTAATGGTGCAGAGATATTGACCGTCACTCCACCTGCATCGCCAGTGCGATTCATCTGCGCTAAGTTTTGTACACCAATATTTTGTACCGCTTCTCTGCGCATAACAAACTCACCTGCCTGGGCCATAATGGGTACGTTATCTTGACCTTGGACCACACCGCCATTTGCGAAGCGTTGTATACCTCTATTAGTTATCAGTCCACCAGTATGCGCAAAGAAACCAGATAATAGACCTAATCCTGCACCGCCAACTGCATTCCCAGATAATGCAACAAATTGTCCTATGGTGCTTAATAAAAATCCAAAAGTTTGCGATGCGTCCATAGAATTATTTCTTAATTTCGATATCGCATTGGCAAAAATATTAATTGATGCAGCAGCATTTTTCGATGACGTGCTTGTTTGATTTATATTGTTGTTATTTGCAGCAATAACACTAGTAGCATTACTTTGTTCAGAGTTTAAAAAAGCTATTGCGGCTTCTGATTGAAGAAATAAATTGATTTGTTCTTTTAGTAGCGCAATAAACTTTGATCTTTCAATAATATCTTCAGACAAAACATCTAACTGTTCAAGCTGACCATCTTTTCCACTTAAAAAGGCAGCGGTTAATTCTGGAAGACTTTGTTGCACTAGACCTTGATTTTGAGCAATTAATGATTCCATTAATGCTTGAGCTTCTTCTAATGCGAAATTAAATTCCCCACTAATAATCCTTCCACCTCTTCCTGCAAAGTTAACCGCAAAGTTCTCTAACAAACCAAATTTTTCAGCCATTATTTGTAAGTCTTCATTTCTTGCCACAAGATTTTTTATTTCATCATTTATATCTGAAAATCTATCTTGTGTTTCTTCCTGTATGACTGAAATTTCTAACGCACTTAAGGCGTTTGCTTCAACGCCAAGTTCCTTCATGCGCCTTAACAATTGCTCTGCTTCTGTTTCTGTGAGTCTTGCTAAAGAATCGGTTATGGCATCTCCAATATCTCCAATGCTAATTACTATTGATTTTATAGAAGGAAGAACCACATCTCCAATCTCAGCACTTAGTCGAGTAAGGCTATCTTGCATATTACTGAATGCACCAACAAAAGTCCTAGATAGTCGATCTGTACTTCCAGAAATACCCGCTACAGGGTCTTGCAACGAATTAAGTAATGCTTCGCGAAATTCTGGAAGAGTAATCTTTGTTAAATCTGTTATACCTTGCGAATCTTTAATTAACTGTAATATTCCTCTCTCTCTTAATATGTCAGCCGCACCAGCTCCTCCAGCAAACGCACGACCTAGCGCACTTGCTGCTTCAGTAGCGGTTGTACCCATAAATGCAGCCAAATCAGTCGTAGCTTTTAATGTATTTTCAGATTCTAATCCAAATGCTTCTAACTGCGCACCTGCGTTTACAACATCATTTAGAGTAAAAGGTGTCGTAGCTGCAATCTTATTAAATTGATCGAAAGCACGTCTAGCCTGTATTACTCCACCAGTCAAACCAACCAATCTTACTTTTACCATTTCAAATTGTGATGATGCATTTATAAATCTACCCATCGCACTCAAAGCACCGCCGATGGCAAACGTATATACTAAAATACTATTTCTTAAAGCACCAATTGATCCTGCAAGTCCAGTAGAACTTCTACGCATTCTTCGTTGCGTTTTATCAAAATTACTTGAGCTTTTATCTAGTTTATCAAAATCTCTAGTAGCTCGTGAAAAGCCTTTGGTGCGAACCTCAATTATAAATCTTTTTTCAGCCATTTTGTTTCTTTATATCTTCTGATTGGAGTGCATTAAATTCTTCATCTATAGCCGAAAAGATGACTAAGCGGTGATAATCTGCTTCATCTATGGTATTTGCTAAAGATAAATTAAATCTTTTCATAGCCATGTACTCCTCAAGCGCAAATACAGTCTCAGGCGTTAGAAAGTACGTTGAATCGGAACAAAATACTAATGAATGATATAACGCTGCACCAAGCGTAAATTTTCCATCTTTGCTATCATCTACGATACGCCATATCTCATTCCATAGTTCATCTTCGTCATAGGTGATGGTTTTTTTTAGCGTAGGAGACTGCGCTTGGTATGGAAAATGCAGGTTGCGACTAGGTTGGTTTCTATAACTCATCCACATCGCAACGCGGTGCATTACGACTTTTTTTGATCTACGTCCTTGTAAGCATTGTATATAGTCATTAGTATTTCATCAATAACATTGTCATCAAACTTACCTAATGACTTTTCTGGATCGGTAAATGCGTAGTTGGTAATCCAATCAAGAACATCGAAAAACTTTGCAGTGTCGATTTCACCTTCTTTGGTGATTGCTTTGACTTCTAGTTTATGTAGTTCTCTACGCGCTTTAAAGGTTATATCTGGTACATCAAATGCACCATGGTCTGTTTTTACTTTCATTTTGCATCCTAGAAAGATGAAAATGGCGTGATTAGTTTGCGATCGTGATTGAAATTATTGGATTTGTTTCTTGATCAGTTCCTTTAGCAGCAAACGCTCTAAATGGAATGGTTTGCAACAAGAAATCGCCTACTTCTGGCTTTGAATTATCTATCATTATTTTAGGACATGATATATTTAAATTAGCTGTAGTGCTGTCTATCAGTGACAATGCAATGCCTGCGCTGTCGCCTTTTATATGATCAGCAATGTCATTAATAGAATCATCTCTTTTAGCTGTAATTGATCCAGTCACTTCATATGGTCCTGTTTGTACATAACCATTTGGATCAAAACTTGCACTTCCTGGCTGAAAATGAACTCGCGCTAGTGGCCTTACAATACTAATTTCAAAGCTATTCATTGTTAACGCTTTAGTATCAATGGTAGATGTTCCAATATCAAAAATATTTCTTGGACTACCTTCATCTACTGTAGGTGATGTAGGATTTAAATTTTCTTCAGATGGTTGATAAGCAGTGACAAATGTAGTTTCTACAACCATTTCACCACCATTTGTTCCTACATCTTGACGCAAAACCATTGACGTTGCAAAACATCCTTTCATAACCACATCGTCAAATGGAGTTGACTCTGAGGAATCAGAACCTGCATTAGCAAACACAATTGTAAATTGACTGGCATTAGCAGTGCCATGGGTCATATCGCCTGTATTATCACTAGGATCTAATACAGCAGCACTAGAGCTAGTACCGAATAATGAAAGACAACTTTGTAAAACAGCAGTAGTCGTACCTCTCATTGTCAACGTTACTTCATACATTTGATTATCTGGTCTGTGATGACCTTGACTTTCTATCTGACCATAAATGCCACTCCTTGAAGGTGCAACATCTATAGGCGCGCTTGCGTGTTCAATATTGTAATCAATTACTTGTAATTTATGCCAAGTGTCACCTGCTGCATGTGCTGTGCCAACAGCTTTTGGAGAACTTGCTGCTGTACCAAGAATTACTTGTACATCACTTCTTGATTGAAAATTAGTTGCCATTACTTATCTTCCTTTAATTTCTTTTTTGATTCTGCGCTCTGTAAATGTTTTATTAATGATTTAGGTGGCTCGGTTATCTCTATACTGCGGCCAGCCATTAGCTTATTATGTTTTGCTGGGTCAGAAAACGCATTAAAGTTTTCACTGTCTTTAAGTTTAAAATAAGATTCTTTTGCTTTGTAAATCATCCTATAATCTCCATTGCTGATACTACAGCAGTCATGTTAGCGCGCAATAAATCTGGATTGTCTTCATCGCGCTCATATACAGTAGAGTCGATGACAGCATTATAAAACTGCCTTACTCCTGACTCGCTAAAGTTTCTGTTATTATACATTAATCTCTTTAAACGCTCTGCCACTAATGACACTTGCCTAAAACTTTCTTTGGTGTAATTACCTGCAAAATCCACTTGATAACTGATAAGGATCGTATAATCTCGAACCATCCCAGTATTAATCTCTTCATTAAGATCATCGGATACTGGTTGGATAAGAAAACTTTGATTGCCTTTATGGTCATCATAAAATATCTGTATCCCAAATTCATTTGCAATGATACTGTGAAGATTGTCAATGACTCGATCATAGATGACATTATTAAATGTGATTGCCATTATCTATAAATCTGCCCACTGCGCACAGTTCCCATTTGTATATCATCAGATTGAAAAGTTATGGACCACTCATCGTTTAATGTATAAACACCTGCTTGAAATCTGATTAGTGCGCCATATGCAAGTGCTTGGTAATCACCATTCATCACTTCAGCATCTACTGACTTATGCCTACGTAAACCAGTATCGTTTTTGGTAAACACATCATACTTAACTGTACTTGCAGTTCCAGGAGAAAACGTACCTGCTGTGCTGATTACAACGCGAACCTCATCGTAATCAGTGCTTGGTGGTCCAAACATTTTAATATCTTCTATGTATCCAGTGGTTGACCCATTGACGCTTACTTCTCTTATGACACCAGATTCACTACGAAATGATGTTTCATTCCACATAACATAATCGCGTCTTTTTAGCTTTACTAATAATCCATCTTCACCAAGTACGCGCTCCTCAAGCTCGTCTGCTTTCTCTGGGTCTTGACTGCGCACTAAATCAGCGCAGGCCAGTATTGCATTGCAACGTATAACGATGAAGTCATATGGTCTGTCTGCTGCGCCTTGATAGTTTGTGTTACCACGCTTATATATAGGTCTATTTAAAAAACTACGCATATGATCAGCTTGTTCTTTTACAACGCGATTTTTGAGGTCTTCCCAATCTTGACCTGCTTCAAATACGCTACTGTTAAGTGCATTTACTGAGCTAGATGCTAAAAAGAAATCAACAGAATCATTTGACCCAGAATATTTAAATTCGTTATCTGCGTTTGGAGTATCAGCAACTTTAGTCATTTCAACTCCATCCTTGTACAAGTTTTCTATATATCCTGTGTTACTTAACCTATATAAATTTGAACTAGGATTGCTCCAATTTGACATTAACACTCGCTTGCGATCAAAACGATCAATATCACTAACTATTGCTTGTAAATCAGTGGTTGTATTACAGAATGCTTCTTGGTAACTCATGCTTGTGCTATCTCACTTATATTACTATTAGTAGGTAATATGGTGACATCAGGTACATCAGCGCAGATAATCAGCGCAATAATCGTAGCCAGTGTCACGTCCACATCGTTGCGTGGGTCTTCAAGGTTTTTAGTTAGTTCTTTTAGTTCAAACATCAAGTGAATTAACCTATCTATTTTACCTGCTTCATCCATATTTCTGTACTATTTCACAATATTTTTCTGGAGTACCTTTTCCTTTTGCAGTGTTATAATAGGTCTTCCATTGTTTTGCTTGTTCTTCTAAAGTTCTAGGCAGTTTCTTAGGTATTCTCCGCAGATGCAATCTGCAAAATACTATTTGAGCTGCTATGTTTGTAGTAAGAATATACTCCCAGTCTTTTTCTTTTGGAGCAGTAAAATATGACCAATCTAAATAACAAGTACTCGCAACTAACTTCATCAAGTCTGGGCGATACTGTAAATAGTTTTTAATAATATCAACGCCCACCCAGCTTTCGCATTGAAACATGCCGCGAGCTGGCCCTTTTATCTGCTCCAAATAGACGTACTTTGACTCTACCAAACCGATGTTATAAATGAACTCTGCTGCTTCAGGAGAATATAAATCTATCTTCTGTAAGACACGCTTTATAAGTCCTTTCATTTGGCTTGGATTAATCATCTACGCTTCATCTTTTTCATCATTTTTTTCTTCTTTTTCTTTTTCTTTGGTCTACCCATTTTTGACCCATATGATCCTATTCCTCTTGGCATTATCTTGCACTCCTTACTTTGCTTCTTGTTCTTTTACTGTATTTTGCGCGTTGCTTACCTCGTTTGCTTGCAGCGCGCTTTAGCCTATTCTCATAAGCTCTCTGTGATTTTGTTAAGCCTTTGCGAACACTAGCAGGTAAGTACCTACCTCGCTTTCTACGTGGCTTTTTCTCGTCACCTTTTGTGACGTAACCCCATTTTTGCTTTGTCCATTTACGTAAACTTTTCTGTGACTTCTTCAACGCCATTATTTGTATCCACCGCCTGCGCGTTTATATGCCAAGGCTAGCATCTGTGCCTTTCTAGCACTCCATTGCCCTGGGCGTCCACCTTTGTTACCTGCTTTAATACGATTAAAAATTCTTTTACGAAGCGCAGGCTTTGTATAGTTACCTGCTTCGTTAACTCGCGACTTTCTTCTTTTCTTTTTTCTCACTTACCAACCTTCTTCATAGCTCGTGAATGTGATTGTCCAAACGTAGCTCCTTTGCGCATCGCTGCTACCATAGATCGTAAATGCTTTGCAGTGTGATGCCTTGCATGTCTACGCATTGCAGCTACCTGACGTTTACTTAATCCTGTTACACTAACACCTTTTACTTTCATGTTAACTCCATTTGACTCGATTTGCCCAATAACTTCCAGACATTCTACCTTTTGCAATTCCTCTAGCATGTCTTGCTCTAAACGATCTGCGCTTTGCCTTCATCCTAGCTGACTCACTTTTGCGCGGTTTACCTGCGGTTTTAGCACCTTGCTGACCAAAGCGTATTAACTTATATCTGTTACCAGACTTTGCCATTACTACGTGTGACTTAGTCTTATGTCCAGGAGTCCGCTTTGGCTTATTCACCCCGCGTAGGCCTAGCCTACGCATGGTTGCTTTAACTCGCGCAGGTACTGCCACTATAATCCTATTTTTTTAAGTAGCACGCTTTTAATTACTTTCCAGAGTGCTTCTAAGATTGCTTTTTCGGTTTTCTCAGAAATAATAGGTATGTCTACTGCGCGGTTAATTTCATCAATAATTTCTTCACCAGTTTTGTCGGATAGTAATTCATCCGCTATCATTTTCATTAACATGTTATTTTCCTTTTTTTATGTTCATTACTAATAAAATAATCGATAACAAAGCAACAACCACTTGTAATAACTCATGTACTTGAGTTAATCCAATTGCGTAATTACTAAAACTGATTGCTGCTATTTTTAAAGTATCCATCAATGCCTGCCATTTGTTAATTTTGCTTTAATAAAAGATAAATCATCGCTGATTTCTCTCCAAAATTCTTCTCGTTTCTCATCACCTCTGTTCATACGATCGACTAACTTAATGGAAATGTTTTGTATGTTGGCAATTTGAGTTTCTATTTTACTTATAGACTGCTTTATGGATTCTAAATCATCGCTTTGCTCTTTCTGGCTCTGTATTAAGTTATAAATCATAAAACCAAATAGGACTGCTATAAACCCTGCGGATCCTAATTGTAAGTATAGATCTGCTATGTCAGTCATTGTCCTTACCTAATACCTTGTCTAATAAACTTTTATTCATCTCTGCCAGTCTTTGTTCTCGTTCTGATTCAAGTGGCTCTAATCGCTCATCTAAGTTTTGTTCAAATTCTATTAACGCTTCTTTTATATGCTGTATTTCTTTCACATTACTTTCTATGTTTGCATTGATTGTAAACCATGCACCAGTAAGTGTAAACACTAAAAACAATATCTGCACCGCCCACTTAACTGATATGTGTATCTGTAATTCATCGTTTAGTGTTTTAGTTTTCAATTCTCTGTACATCCTCAAATTGGTTATGCAACCAACACCAATTCTGCGTAGGATATAATCTATCATAATAATAATGCACTACTGAATCAGTATCCATAATTTCTATAAACTCTATATTAGAATCACTAGGCGATATTTGCCACCCAGCAACACTCCAACCACCAGAACAATTAAGACTGGAAAGTGTAAGTAACAGAAATATCATAAGATGTACTAATTTCATAATTTACTTCATAATTTATTTTCATATGACCATCCACCAAGCTATAGCAGTTTCTACGATAATATCCGCAATAGTATTATATGCCCATCGTCTTTTGCTGCCATATGGTTTCCAATTTTCTATGTAATATTCAAATACTTCCCATAGTACGCCAATAATAAACACACCCATGACACACCAGAAGTTTGTCCAACCCCACCATTGGAATACTTTACATAGAAATGCACCAGCGGCAATATGGTATGCGGTCCAACCATCTAACTGCCCAGTCTTGAGTTGCCATGATACTAGTCTTGATAGCGGACTTTTCATCGATTGACTACCTTGTTTTCAATAATTTTATGTTTTACAATATCAATGCGCCCATGATTATCTGAATCTTTCAAAGATTCGCACTGTTTTACGTACTCTTCTTCGATCGTTTTGAAGCTGTCTGATCTTTTAATTATCTCCTCACCAACGCGTAAAAAATACTTTTTACTGTTTGGATAGGTTAACGAGAATAGTGTACCATCATTTAGCTTTAAATTTTTAATCATGCCTTGCTTGCTATTCAAGTGGATCACAACATCATTATCATGGGCGCATCTAATAATCATTAGTCGTTCTCATCTCCTGGGTCATGCGGTGAATGGTCTTTTGATTTTGCAAGTGATTCTTCTAGTATTCTTACAAATCCATCTCTACTCACTCCAAGCTGTTCTTGAATAAAGTTATTACTATTGATTTTGTCATCAATGTTTTTCAAATGTAAGTACAGTCTTTTTTGCTCGTCATTAAAGTCCTTATTGACATCATACTCGACACCATTAAGAGTTAGAATAACTGGCGATTGTTTTTCTTTTTTAGCCATTATTTTCTCCTGTTAGTTAATTATTTCTTTTCTAATTCTTCTACTCTTGCAGATAATTCTTGTACTGCTTTTACCAGTAATGGAACAAGTTTAGATTGGTCAATTCCTTGTGGGTCTATGTCACCGTTATCATCAACTGCATCTTTATCACCACTAATTGCTTCAGGTACAATTTCTGCAACCTCGTGGGCAAAAAATCCATCTACAGTTTTATCTTTATCTGCTTTAAAATTGAATCTGTAAGGTTTTAATTTGCCAAGTCTTTTTAGTGCATCTGGCATTGTAACTTCATTCTCTTTAAGTCTATAATCAGATGATGTATTAAATTGGGTTGCAGAGCCAGTTGTTTTAATAGTACCAACATTACCATTGGCATTAAAAAAATTCATTCTGGTGTCTAATGAAGTACCATCTCCTCCAATATCAACTTGTCCGTGTGAAGAGCCGTGTATTCTTACAAATTTAGTTCCAGAGCTATCATTTGCTCCAAACAATGCTCCATTTGTATCAATATCTGCATTAGTAATATCTATTGCACTGCAATGAACTGTAGCACCACTATCTGATGCCATATAAACATCAGTTATATCTGAATTACCAATTGTTGCTTTATTTGCACCAACCCCTGTCACCCCATATCCTAATACTATTTCATTACCTGAATCTATAGCACTAATATCTGAATCCGCTCCAACAATAACATTTTGAACACCAGCTGTAATATTAAACCCAGAAGAAGTACCGACTGCAACATTAGAATCTCCTGTAGTAACTTTAGTTAATGAACTCCATCCAACTGCTGTATTAAAGTTTGCACCATTCATAGGAGCATCTAATGAATAATTTCCAATACCTACATTTTGTTGACAAACTGCTGTAGTCCAAGTTCCACCACCAGCATCAAATCCAAGAAAAGTATTGTCATTAGAGTTATTTACAGTTACCCCACCATTTCCATCCATTGCCCCATTACCAATGGCAATATTTCTATTGCCTATCGTATGACCTAACAGGGCATCTTTACCTATGGCTAAATTATTTGCTCCTGAAGTCAAAGATGTAAGGGCTGAATAACCTATTGCCACAGTCCCAGTAGCGGCAGTAGTAACATTTCCAGTCCCAATAGCATTTACACCAACAGCAACCATCTTAGTTCCAGAAACAGATACGGCTCCAGCATTCATTCCTATAAAAGTATTTTCTGAACCATCTTGCATCTCTAGTCCAGTTTGCCTACCATAGAAACTATTACTATCTCCAGAAGTTAAACTATG